GTCGCCAAGCTTTGTGGGGGACATTACAGTAGCCGCTAAAGCAAATGGAGATGATGCTCTCAAACCTTTTCCCATACCTCTTTTAAAGGCTCTTAAAAAATCAGATTCGTTTGCCGCTTTTTGACCAACTCTAGCCAATTTTTTACTCATGCCATGACGTTGTGTATGGTGACTGTATGTTCTTGAAAAAGCATTAGCTTTTTTTTCAGATACAAGTTCTGGTAAACTTCTTACGCTACGAAGCATAACCTTTTCAGAAGTTTTTGCGGTAGGTCCTCTTAAACCCTTTTTCTTAATGCTTGCAATTTTGCCAGCAGCAAAGGTTGCACCAGTAGCGGTTAATCCCACACCAGCCAAAACCGCTTTTGCTTCTTTACTCAGACTATTACTCATTATGTTGTGTTCCCATCTGTCAAAATAAATGCACCACGTCTCACATTTGTGAATCTGTTCAAGCGAATGCCTGTTGTTGTGGCCTGTTGTGAATCTCTGGCCTTTGCTCTGCGGAACTGCTGTTCAGCAAGAACACGATATGACTCAGCAACATCAGCCTTACGAGTGACAGATAAGCTAAGAACAGAAGCCAATCGGTAAATTACCCACATAGTAAATGATGGAGGCCAATATTGTGTGGCTACACGAAACATATAGTTAAGAACCACGACATCATCAGCATCTGCGTTTATATATATGTAACGCTCAAAGATTGCGTATTGCTGAACCGCATCGCTAATAGTGACCGTATGCACCTGCACAACGGCTGGTTCGGTCGGCAAGGCATATGCGGCGTCCCATCTATCTAATGGCGTGTCAGTGAGCCTAGAAAGCTGTTTCTGACCTGTTGCAAACTTCCAACTATGCTGTGCCAGACAATCTTCGATAAGATCTTCATAAATAGTATTCATGACCAACGCTTCGTCAGTGCTGTCCGTAAATGAAGATAAAGGCTCTAGTCCTACAAGAACCATAGCCCTTTGTGCTACCTCAATGTCTGTTACCGCTGTTGTTGGCATTAGTTATAACCACCACCGCTAGTAGATGGCATATTGGCTTCGTTCATGTCACCACGCAGAGGCTTTGGCTTAGGTTTAGCCATCTTTCTTTTGTTTTTATCAAGACCAGCCTGATACTTTTTGTATGCAGACATACCCTCTTTTGTGTATGGGAATTTTTTACCGTCACTTGCAGTAGGCATATCACTTGCCTTTCTTTTTCATAATCTCATTTTGTAGATCTTTTGGTAATTTTCTTTGTGCAGGGGTCAACGCTCCTGCTTCGTTCAGCTTTTTCTTTGGACGACCTTTTTGAGATCCATATGTACCTTTACCATAGGCATTATTTTGCCCTCTTTCCAAGAGTTACACCTTTACCAAGAGTGACTGTCGCATTGCGTCTCTTGATAACGTTAATAGAAGGGGCAGATTTAACTGCCGCCTTCTTTTTTGCTGGGGCTTTAGCCATTAGTCTGTGTCAGTACCTGACAGTGAAACCATATCAGCTACATCAACCACAGTTCCGTTATTGGCGTTTACAACCATAAGGCCATAAACCGGAGTACCACCGCTTGCGGTTGTGACCATAATCAGGTCGCCAAGATTCATCTCGGTAGCCGCATCGTTGAAGTAACCAGCAGAGTCAACTGCCGCCGCCGCTTCTGTTGTTGTGTAATGCCAGAAATGGAAACCATTGCCTGAGTAATTAACAAGAGACAGATTTGATTTTACGAATGCCATATCAGTTCTCCTATTTCTTCAGCTCAAGTTCAAACACACCTTCCGCATCGATTAGGCATGAGTTCATCTGCATTTTGTTTAATACAAAGTAACTGTCCTTATCGTTGTGGAATTGCATGTTAGACGAAATGTCAGCACCAATAGCATGACCGCAAGCATCTGCGTGCCATGCGTAGCAGTTACGGAAACCACCACCAGCACTAAGATTGCCTGAACCGTCAGTCTCTGACAGACCTGAATGTGGGAACCACATAAAGCCTAACCAGTTCTTAGCAGTAACATTGTTTGCAAATGGAAGATTGGCTTCACCTACAAAGTTAGAGCGTGAGAATTGATCGATTGCCATTAACTGTGACCAGTGCTCCCAGCCAACGACACAATAACGGCGACCATCATCAGGAACTTCGTTATTACCAAATGACTCCATAAGGCTCAAAGCCCATGCAAGTGTAATACCGTTAGTTGTCTCATTGTTGCTTGATGTAGTTGTTGCCATTGAAGCAAGGATTAGATCGTCAGTTTTGCGACCAAGTGCATACGCACCTGATTGTTGAGCCACCATCATTTCATCATGATTGACACGAAGTTGATCGAGGTCGTCAATCCATTCGCCAGCAAAATAGTCTTCAAGAGTCACATTTACGTTTGTGTGACTAAGGTTCATAGGTGCGACATTACCATGCCGAGCCTTTGTAGTAGCAGATCCTTTACCGACTTTCTGGAACGTAGTCTTGTTCTTCACGCCATTACGTGTACGAACAGTGTTCCGCAGTTTGGAACCCATGCGCTGATATGCCATATGAACGCCGGACTCAAACTCCTCAATAAAGGAGGTGCTGATGGTTGAAACAGCCATAAGCTTATCCTCTCAAAAAGTGTTTTCACGTTACTTTCCGGTTGTTCCGTCCACTTACATGTCAGTGCAGTTATCCGTGAGGGCTGCTATGTAAAGCTTTTCGGGCCTTCTAGTAGCCCAACCCTCACAGATTATTTAGTGTTTGTTAATTCACATTACCCTATGGTCAATGAACCATGCTTTTGTAGGCCTAGTTGCCTTGACATTGCCTGTACTTTGGCAATATGCGCTGGATCACGATCTTTCCAGTATTTAGGGTCAGCCTGTGCCGCTTTAAGATCATCCTGTGTAACATGCTCTTGAAAAGCGGTTTCGGATGTCATGTTGAATTTAGGCTGTCCATTTGCTTCCATCATTTCTTCAAAGAACTGAACCATGTCAGCAGATGCAGGAATAGATGCAAACGTATTGTAAGCATTTTCAGAGAGATTAGAGCTTGCCCATGTATCTACACGCTCAAGACGTCTTTCGGCATGTTCACCCAATTGCTCAGATTCAACATTCCAGTCAGGTCCTGTCATAGCATTTTGCTGTGTATATTCAGCAACCACGTTATTAAACTGCTCTTGGTTTAAGCCGAGACTGTGTGCTGTATGCTGAAACCACTGTAGCATGTTGTCATCTGGATCAACTTCCACAGCTTCACCATCTTCACCGACAAGAGCCAGTTCATAATCAGCAGGAGATACTGGTATGTCACCAGCAACTTCTTCTTGAAGTTCAGACATAATTTCATCACGAAACTTGTCAGAACGCTCATGCAATCTCTTTTCAAGGTGAGAATAACTCTGTGCAAAATCTTCTTCTGATTTAAATTTCTCTGGAAGCCAATCAGGTCTTGTTGAGACTTCTTGAGGTTGCTCCTGATCGCCTTGATCCTGAACCTCATCAATTTGGCTTTCTTCAACGCTCTCTTGTAGTTCTTCGTTCATTTAACAGTCCCACTTCCTTAGTGCTTTGTTGATACGGCTATTAGGGTCATTAGCCGTTTTTGCAGATGTAAGTTTCTTTTTCATACCCATCATTCGTTTACAGAATGACTTACGCCTTGCCGCTTTCTTTGGGCTTTTCTTTGCCGCTTTTGCTGACACTGGTGCTTTGAGTGTTCCTCCTTTGTAGGAGGCTCGACCTTTTGCGTTCAACCCACCGTCTGGGTTCTTGCCCTCTTTTCTTGTCCATGCCTCACTCATTACGTCCTCGCATAGGTTGGTTTTTTACCACCGCCAGATGGATTGGTTTTGCGTTTTCTATTTACAGCAGACTTCTTTTCACCTTTTGACATGGATGCGGCTTTTGAAGCTGGTACGCATTTAGGATAACCACGACCGTCACCCATTTTACGTCCACACTTAGGATGCTTACCGTCTTTTTTGGATGATATATCTACCCAGTTTTCATTAAACCACTTGCTTAGGCTCATGACTTATATTTGCCGCCCATCTTTTTGTACTGCTGTACAAGCTGACCGCTAGCATAAGCTGAAGGCCATTTCTTGACTCTGGCTTTAACCATTGCTCTTGCTTTTGCGTATAGTGACGGATTTGCTGGTTTAGCCATCTCCTTGCTTCCTTCCAAGTTCGCTACGCTTTTTCATGATTGCAACAATCCACCTAGACCCTTCTGCATGGGCTAATGTTTCGATATTAGTTCCTGCAGGATGGATGTTGTTCGTTGAGATGCCCTCAAGGTACTGTAGGAAAGCTTTTCCGACACCTGAACCAAATAAAGCGAAGGCCTTAGAATTAAGGTCAGCTTCAACCTCACGAGGATATCCTCTACCATCGAACGAAACATTTACTTGCTCCTTTGCCACTACATACCGCCCTGTTGCTGTTGCATTAACTGCATCATGTTCTGAACATTCTTTGCCACTTCTTCTTGGTCAGCCAGAAGCTCTGCTTGTATTCCAAACTTGTCGGCTAAAAACTTGATAGTGGCTTCCTGCTTATAAAGAGCAGGACCAATCTCAGGTCCGAATGTCTGTGCAATAGTTTGCTGGAAACGCATAAAGTCAGATACGTCTTGCTGGTCTTGCGCTCTTAACAATGGGGATACAGCAACAACCTTTAGTTCTCTGCCGTCAACCTTGGGCAGTTCAAGCAATCCTTGCTGTGTATAAATATTGATAACCCTCTCGACCAAGGGCTGCAGGAATTCTTTCTGCATCCTGCCAGCCACAGCACCCATGTCCCTAGCGACATCAGCCAGTCGTTCTGAGACTTCGGTTGCACTGAGAGGTGTCTTAGCATTCGGGCGAGTATCAAGCTCGTCAATGAACAAGGCCTTTCTTACATTGCGTCTCATGTCTTCAAGAATTAACTGACCGACATCAAAACGTGCTGGTGATTGCAATGTATCAATTGTAGATCCGGGACTTCTTGGTATGAATGTTCCGGGCTGTATAGTTACATTGTCAGGATTAAATACACCGTCATCGTCATAAACATATGATCCGGCAATAGCCATTTCAGCGTTTTCAAGAATAAGCTGTACTGTCAAATTCAATGTTTTGATTGCTGGCATGGCTTGGAGTATCGGACCTCTACCCCATACTTCATAACCAGACTTTGACCAGCGTGTAGTAATCCAAGGAACAGATCCACGACCAGACATTTTAGATTGAAACAGAATATGCTTATCAGTCTCTGAGATTAGATAGTATGTGTATTCATCCTTAAATCTGTCATCTGAGTCGTACATTGTGGCTTCAATGATCTCTGTCTTTCGACGTGGATCTCGCTTTTGAGCCGCAAGCATTTCTGGACTGTACTTGGCATAGGGGTACATATGCTTAACTTCGGTGATGTCACATGTTTTGTTCCAACGAAACCAATCTGAAACCATGTCCATATGACCCGGCAACACAGCAACACTCGTAGGAGGAACCGCAGTGAAATGAAGGTCGCCCACAAATCGTCCACTCTCAACGAGCATGTTCATTGTGCCTATGCCAAGATCTTGAAGACCTTCGTGAAACTCTGCATTGAAGTTAGAGTTACGTAATCCTTCATGGATCAGGTCTGTGATCTCATCTAGTTCTTCTGTTAGCTTTTTAGTAATAGCTTCTT